ATAAATTGTGATTTCCTGTAGCTAATTCACAAGTATAAATATAATTACTACCAAAACTTACGGGTCCTTGTTTAACATAAATAGGATATACTTCATTATATTCCCCTACAATTTGTGCTGGAGCTGAAAACCATGGTTCGGAAAACTCTAACTCAAATTCTGTATTACCAAATCCAGTTTGATCTGAAGGAGTTACTAAAGTACCATTAATATAAGCAGCTACCAAAGGACTATTCTTCTCACTTTCAGCTTGTAACATCCAACGAAAATCATCCTGCGTAGCAAAAGTCTTAGTTCCAAATCTTCGCATAAATGTCTGAAAATCTTCACCATGATTAACAGAACTCAATCTTAATATATGATCCAAAGCACTTTGAGGATCCGGAAGCATATAGATTGATTTTAAATGATTAGTATCTACTAATTCATAAAAATCTTTAGGAAAATATTCCTGTAAAACATTAACTTGTTGCATAAAATTTTAAATTTAATTAATTATTGTATTTATAATTTTTCATATTTTTGAAAGTTAATCACAACTACATAGGAAAACCTTTTAAAACATCAACATTTTTCTTGTCCTGTCCTTCAATATAAGGTCTGCCTGACGATTCATGTTTCTTTTCATCTAATACTTTGGCTAATAAATCTACTGCATCTCTTTTTTTGGCTTTTAACAGTTTATCCCATTTCGGAGAATCTTTATCAAAAACTCCCAGGTCACTAAGATATAAAAACTTTAAATTAACCCCTTGAGGATCTTTCATAAAGATATCAGCGACTTTTGATATAGCATTTCCATTAGTATCAAAACGTACCGGAATAGTCATGTTTTTATAAAGACTCTCCTTTTCACTCTTTGTCAAGGTTAAACCCGGGACAATCTCTTTTAAATCATCAATATGCTTTTTTAATTTCTCTGTATAATTCTTTTGATTTTCTTTAATCTTATCATTTTCGTATTTTGCTTTTTTTACCTGATCTTCGAGAATCTGGTTGTATGTCTTCGATAATTCTCCATAAGCTTCTTTTGCCTCATCTGCTAATTCTTCTTTCTCTTCTTTAGACTTAATCAACTTATCTATCTTTTTGTCATCAAAAGAAGTAGTAATCTTATATAATTCTCTTACTAATTTTTTTTGTATATCAACATCATCTTTAATATCATCTTCATTAATGGCTTCTAATCCTTTTTTTAATGAATGAATATTTATAGCATCATCATAATTTACTCCATATTCCAACCTGTTTAATATATCTTTTACAACAGGTCCATATTGCTTTAACTGTTCATCAATAGTATTCTTAATCTTATTATTGATACTATCTATGACAAATGATGCTCTTTCTCTTGGTTCGGCTAATTTATTATATTCCTCCTCATTAAAATCTATTAATATACCCTCATCTTTTAATGCAGGAATTAATGGTGAGATATGATCTTCTTTATCTTTTGTTGACTCTTCTTTTTGCTTTTTATCAGTATTCTGTTCTGTATTAAAATCAACCGTAAAAGTTTTGTTAGTCTTTTCTTTATTTACTTCTTCTTCTTTTTTATCTTCTTTATCTTCTTTATCATTTTTTATCTCTGCATTACTTGCCTGAAGTTTTTCCCTTTCCTCAGGAGAAATATCTACAGTTATAGTACCTAAATCTTTATTCATCTTTGAATAATCTATATCAAAAAAATCTTTAGCCATAAATAATGAAATTTGAAACTATCATACAAATATAAATCAAAAAATAACTTAAATCATATTTTTTTAAAAATTCTGTTTTTATATCTTATATTCATTTCAAATATTTTATAAGATATTATTTTTTTCTTTTTTCTTTAGCTATCTTCTCTTTAGATAATCTATCCTTATCAGCCATCTCTTTTTGTATGTTCATTTTATATTCTTTCTCTTCTTTCTCTAATAATTTTATATCCTCTTGTAATTTTAATCTTGCTTTTTCTATATCTACCTTAACATCAATATTTTTCTCTGTATTTTTACTCTTGTTCTCCTCAAGCATAATATCTATCTCTTTTAACTGTAACTCATGTTTATAACGACGTTCTTCTATCATATCATTACGATCTTCAGTATGTTTTTGTTGTTCTAACTGCATCTGTAACATCTCTTTTGCCTGAGTATCTTTGGCTTTTTGTGAATCAGATATCCTCTGATGATTATCATTTTCCATCATCTCAATATCATTAGTGATAGCACTGATACTCTTATTTTTAAATATAGACATAAGCATAGTAAAATCCATCTTGTCATTTTGCAATCCTGCTTGTGCTAACTGTAATAACTTGTCTTTTATCATCTTATTCTCTGTGTCATTAGATATATAAAGACCAAACTCCGTTTCGGTTATATCTCGTATATCAAAAGAATATATTATCTCATTCAACCCATCATCAATATATTGCAATCGTTTAATATCCTGATTTTTCCATGCCACCTTTGCCGTATCTAACAAGCATAACATAACTCTTTTTTTAGTATCATCATGTAACATAAAATATTCTTCCGTATTATGACTCCATTGTATTACTGACCGTTCCAATCCACCTACTGTCTCTTGACGTTGAAGCGCTCCTTCTCTTTCTCTCGGAATACCTAATATATCTGCTATCTTTAATTCAATAAATTGTAAAGCATTAACATGATGCTGTATATAATTACCCATATCAAAATTAAATACCCTTCCCGTAGTATTCATGCTCCCGGCTAATTTACCTGTCGCCACTCCTTTTCTTATCTCTCTGAAAGGATCTATTATAAGATAACCCATCTGTCCATAATACATCCATTTATCAAAATCCCAATTATCAGGTTTCTTTGATATATCTAATTCTAATATCGGAGCTTTATATTGTGCAAAAGCTAATAAAAAACGCTTCATAAAGATGTTATACAGATACTTAAAAGGTTTTATCCTGTCCATCATTGAGATACCTTTATTATATATAGTACCTATATAACCCGGTTTACACTCTGATATGTTATTGATATTTCTGAATTGTACCTTACGAGGCCCGTATTTGACAATAATCTTATCCCCAATGACCGTCGCTTCCCACCATTCACTTATCCATTTCCATTCTATCTTGCCGCCTTGACTCTTATCAAAAGTAAAATGTTCATCTACAACTGTCTTCTGCTCATCACCATTATCATCATAAAAAGTAAAAAATCCTACTTTTCGTAATGACTTCCAGCGATAATTTATTACCCTGACATTACCCTGTCCATCATAATAACTCTTACCACCGGATATATCAGGTCCATCAACTGTTATCCTGTTATCAATAAACTGATTCCCTGCATTATCATAAAATAACGGAGAACTATAACTATTATTATTACTATAACTACCTTTCCTGCTATTATATATTCCTGATTTCGTTCTGTGTTCTTCTAACTCATCTATCTCTTCTTCAGTTAATTCACTATAATAATTATCAATGACCTTACCTATTGACTGATATGTATCTTTAATTATAACATCATTATCTTCTATATGAGCAGAGGTATTACCGATAGTTCTTATACTTAAAGGATCACATAATGTTACTTGTGGCTCCCCTGCTATTATATCTATGTCATATATCTCTCTGGCTACCTTAAGGACATCTTTAAAACCTTCTTTAAACAATATATCTAAACGATGATCTGAACGATGATATATAAAATCTAATAACCTGGTACCTTCTACTTCTCGAAGATCTTTAAAATCATATTTTATATAACGCTGAAGTTTATTTACCTCATTAGATACCTCTTCCTCTTTGATATCCGGATTTATTACTATATTTAATATAGATTTTTTTACATAATCCTGTAAGTCTTTTTGTTTCTGTGAGATACTATCTTCATCCAATACTCTTAACTGCCATTCATATTTCCGACCTATCTCTTCGCCTATCAACGTATTAAATTTCGGCTGTTCAATAGGATAATTCTCTATATCAATAGGTAATGTCCCTTTCAATGATAAAGGATTAAATATCTTCTCTACTTTCATATTATTAAAGATACCATTATACAAATTAACATTATGAACAACAGGATA